ATCCGACAACGGCTTTATCGTTATACATGATGTGTTACCAGAAAACGAAGCTGGTACATTAGTGCCACGTATTCAGCGGCAATGGTGGGGGGACGTTTATAAGTGGGCAATGGTGTTAAGGAACTACTCAGGCATCAGATTTGTTACATTCAATATTGATAACGGATGTATGTTAGTATGGAAGGATAACACAGCGGAGCCGCTCGCAAATTATGTTGGGCCTATAGATTGGGAAACTTATAAATCAATTGGTAGCGTACTCCTTAACGTCACCAACGAAGTAGTAATATAGTGGCAAAGCAGCAAGGCATACAGTTACCCTTTAAAACATCTTCCGACAAACAAAAAGAAGCAGCAAAAGCATGGATTGACCCAGCTGTTACAGATATTGTTTACGGCGGAGCGAAAGGTGGCGGTAAATCTTATCTCGGTGCCGCTTTAATATTTGGTTCCGCTTTAATGTACCCCGGCACTCGTTATTTCATTGCCCGTAAACAATTAAACGACCTCCGCAAACATACTATCCCAACAATTGATAAGGTTTTTGAAGATTGGGGTATTGAACAAAAAAGGTACCTGAAATTTAACGGGCAGGATAATACCTATCATTTAAACAACGGAAGCACCGTATTGCTGATTGAAGCAAAGTACTGGCCACGTGACCCGATGTATGAACGTTTTGGTTCAATGACCATGACACAAGGCTGGATTGAAGAGGCTGGGGAGTTTGAACATAGCGCCATGACAAACTTATCAATCAGTATTGGTAGGTGGATGAATGATAAATATAATCTTACCGGCAAGCTATTGCAGACCTGTAACCCTAAAAAGAATTACCTATACAAAGAATATTACCTGCCGTGGCGTACCGGCACCCTTTCACCTGAAAAAAAGTTTATACAAGCCTTTGCACATGAGAATACAAAAAATGAAGCTGGCTATGTACACCGGCTGCAGGCTAAATTAAAAGGGGTTGACCGGGAAAGATTGCTGGAGGGGATTTGGGAATATGCGGAGGATGCTGATGCGTTAATTGTGTACGATAAAATTATTGATTGTTTTACAAATGATTTTGTTCCGGGCGGCGACAAACGTATTACCAGCGATATTGCCCGACTTGGTGGTGATAGGATTGTTCGTATTGATTGGGATGGGTGGCGTGGTAAAATAACTGAGCAGCCAAAGGGGAAACTAAATGAAACCGCTGCATACATTGAGGCCGGCCGGCATAAATTAGGATGCGGCAAAAGCGATGTGTTGATTGATAGTGATGGTATGGGTGTAGGTATAAATGATTTTGTTGGGTACCAGGTTTTTCAAAACGGATCTTCGCCATTACCCGACCCTTTACAGCCAAAAGATATTTATGGAAAGCCTGTAAAAGAGGAATATGAGAACCTGAAAAGCCAGTGTTATTTCCGGTTATCTGAAATAATTAACAAAAACGGTTTATATTTGGAATGTGAAAGCGAAGAGCAGAAGCAACTTATTATTGAAGAGTTGCAGCAGGTGCGTATAAAAAAGTTAGATAGTGACGGCAAAAAAGGCGTTATCCCGAAGGATAAAGTTAAAGAGGCTTTAGGCCGCTCACCTGACTTTGCAGACACAATAATGATGAGAGTATTTTTTGACTTAAAGCCGGTGATAAAATTTAATGACGCAGAATACTAAAATACGATACTATGCAATTACCTGATTTTTTCGGTACAAGAAAACTGGCTACACGGGTTAATAACCTGACCATAGCCATAGCGGAGCAACAAAAGGCCGCATCATTTAACCAGGTAGCGGCATCTTTTACAAATTTTAATACGCAGATATTCCCGCATTACAATATTTTAAAAGAGGAACTGATATATCAGATAATGGATGATATATATTCCGTGGTTAGCAGGTTGGCTACCATAGCAGCCGGAATACCATTTAAGGCATGTAAAGAAGATGGCAGCGAATTGCCTGCAAAAGATAAGTTAAACCAGTTTTTAAAAACACTAACATTTGAACATCTTGAACAGTTTTATACATCATTACTTTTATCAGGCGAAGTTTTTGCCTATAAAGAAAAAATTGATTTTGGGGTAAATGCCGGGGTGCAAAAAGTTGAATATTTATTACCTGCAAATATGGTGGTAATAATTTCAGATACATTCCCTACAAGAATAGTAGGTTACAGGTATTACGATAGCTTTAATGGTTATACAAAAGATTTTGATTTAGATGAAATAATGTTTGTAAAAAAATTCAACCCGACCCGTGATATACAGATGCGGTATAGAGGATTAAGCGCTACAACAGTTTTAAAAAATAGGTTGGTAAGAGTACAATCTGAGTTAGATGTATCAATTGCGCAAATGCAAAATGGCGGGTTACCTGGTGTTATGTACGAAAAACAGCCTATGGAGGCAGGGGCAATGGGAAAAAGGCAAGACAACTTTGCTAATTTTTTAAATAAATCATCAAATAAGGGAGCGCCATATATGCTAAATGGAGATATTGGGTACTTCGCAATAGGTTCTGCTCTTGCTGATATGCAGTTGGCAGATTTAGCAGATATTGATTTTAAGAAAATATGCAATGCTTTTTCTGTTTCGTCTGTTTTATTCAATGATACATCTGCATCAACTGAGAGCAACGTTAAAGAGATGCGAAAGGATATGATGACTAACGCTGTGTTGCCTGAAGTGCGAAGGCTGGAAGATGGGTTAAATTCTCAAGTAGTTCCTGAAATACAAACGTCCGGTAAAATATGCAAAGATATTTCCGGTATTTCTGAATTAAAAGAAGATCAAAAGAAAATTGCAGATGCTTATGCAGCTATGCCAGTAATGAGGCCAAATGATGCAATTGAAGCTATGGGAGGTGAAAAATCAGACGACCCGTTGATGGATAAGTACTATATAAAAACCGGGTATGTTGCCATTGAGGATATGGAAGCGCCGGATCCGTTGGTAGATACAGCTGGGGATTATCAACAACCTGACATGCCGGATAACGTTATTGAATGATGAAAAGTAATATTGAAATAGCTGACGAAGCAATACGAATGATTGACAGGGTAATTAAAAATGAATTACCAACGGTAACATGCCCTGAAAAAAATCAGCATGTATTGTGGAAAAGAAGTGAGGTAAAACAAATAATAGTTAGTAAATTACAGCAGCCCGTTTTGAATCCAATAGGTCCTAAGGAATACAAATAGCACGAACCTATGACTATACAACAACAAGACGACTTATGGTATAGGTTCCACCGGTTTACTAAACGCTATGAGCGGATATATGCTGTTGAGTTTAATAAAGCACTCCGCAAACAAATTAATCAATACATCGACAGTGGTACTTTGCTGGCTGTTGATGCTACGCCAATTTACCCGGTATTAGTTGAACTGTATAAAGCTACTGCGGTAGTATGGGCGCACCAATCACAGTTACAGATACAACGCATGAAAGCCCGGCAACCAATGGGCTTTAGTGAGCGTATTGTTGAACTGATGCGTAAACATTTTGGTATTGATTTATTAAACATTGCACAACAGATAACGGACACCACTAAACGAGTGATACAGGAAGTGCTTTCCAAAGCTGTTGAATTAGGCTGGTCATTCAATGAAATAGTAAACCGGCTACAGTCGCCTGACTTAACAAGGGCAAGAGCCAGACTTATTGCACGTACTGAAACAATAAGTGCTGCGAATAGTGCTGCTGTTATCAACGCTAAAGAAGATGCTGCTAAAACAGGATTAAAGCTAAATAAAATATGGATATCGGCGAGGGATAACCGCACACGGCACGATCACCGTGAAGTAGATAGAATGGTTGTTGCTGTTGATGATTACTTTGTGGTTGGTGGGTTTTATATGAGCCAGCCAGGGGATAGGACGCAGGGGGCGCCAGCGAGTGAAATATGCAATTGTAGGTGTTGTGTTGGGATGGTGCCGGTGGGGTAAAAATATTGTTATTACAGGATAGAAAATATTAGCGCTATCACTGATAGTACCAATTGTGAAATAATCAATAATTTCATCTCTTTAGTTAACCATCCGTTATCTTTTATCATTCGATTAATTTTTTTCTGTGAAAATGCCCAACTAATTGCGCAACAGTTTTACACTTACAACGTTCCCGTAAAATATAAATTCTTTTTTGTAAAGACGCAACAGTTACACATTCTGCTTTTGCTATTTCCGCAACAGTTAAGCCACTATCAAGCCGTTTTACGATGTCTGCATTACTCATAAAGTATAAATTTATACACTTTTATTGATGTAACCAAATTGCCGCCTTACTATTTTTTACTTTTACGCTAAGATGTTAAAAGGACTAATAAAAGGTAATATTGCAGACTTAGACGGTAGCGGAGTTGTTACTATGGCTGTTAATGCTTTTAATAATATCGACAGCGATAGAGATATTTCAATGCCGGGGTCTTTCTCTAAAACGATAAAAGAAAATTTTGCTCGGTTAAAATGGTTTCTTAACCATGACCGCACTCAATTGCTGGGTGTACCGCTGGAGGCAAAAGAAACTTCTGAATACCTTGTTGTTCGTGGGCAATTGAACATGAATAAACAAATAGGCAGAGATACCTACGAAGATTACCGCTTATATGCAGAGCATGGGTTAACACTTGAACACTCGATAGGGGTTGATCCTGTGGATTACATTATTGATAAAGATAATGATGTTCG